GCGAAAGTTGTATTGCGCAATACCGTTGCAGAAAAAATAAACCGGTATATACCTGCGATGGATATATTATTTTATCTGAAGCTTTAAAAATGGCTCAGATACCATCGCGGTATGCCAATGCTACATTCAATACCTATATAAATGACAATCGGTCTACCAACCGTGTTGTAAAGTTTATTAAATATTTGCGCGAATATCCGTCTACTAATTTAGTAATAACGGGCAATGTCGGAACGGGCAAAACGTATTCGGCGTGCGTCATTTTAAACGAATTTATAATTGACAACTGCCTTAGTTCATTTAATTTTGAAGAACCGCTGGGGCTTTTTGCTAATTACTCAATGCTTATGGCGCGCATAAAAAATAGCTACAGCCACGAAGATGATATGTTATCACAATATATGAATAACATATACAACGTGCCGCTATTGGTTTTAGACGACGTAGGCGCTACAGCTTTGACCGAACACGTTAAAGACTTATCGTTAAATATTTTTGACACAAGGTATGCGTTTCAGCGCAGCACTATTATTACATCTAACCTGTCGCTCGAGGAATTAACTATACATTTAGGCGAACGGATTATGTCTAGGTTAATGGAAAACTCGTCGGCGATTGTATTTAATGGTGCAAATCGGAGGAAAAGCCTATGAGAATACACGAAGAACAATTCATTACTTACCTGCTTGATACTAAAGATTATACAATATTCCAAAAATATAATATTGATGAAAATTACTTCTTTTCATATAAGGAAGTGATACAATATATACTTGATTTTTATGCGCAATATCATACTGTACCTTCCTATAATACAGTATATGCTCGTTTTAACATTGGGCGTACAGAAGTAGATAATATCGATGCTGTGGTTGCCAATATCAAAGAAACATACGTATATAACAAAATGAAACCGGTATTGGAAACGGTCAGCAAGGAAATGGAAAGCGGCAATAGCATCATAGGTGTCAATACGTTACGGCAAAACATACAACAAATAAGCAAAGATATAGAGACCGCATCTTTTTACAACTGGGCCAAACAAACGGATGTGCGTTACGAAGATTACATCAGACGCGCACAAAACCCTCAATCAATCATTATACCTACTGGTATACCAACTTTAGACAAACTTTTTGACGGAGGGTTGCAGAGAGAAGATTTATTCGTGATAACAGCACGATTAGGGCAAGGTAAAAGTTGGCTGTCTAATTTGTTCTTGCTTAATGCATGGCGCGAGGGATATAATGTGTTGTTATTTTCATTGGAAATGGAAAAAATGACTATAGGATACCGCCTCGACACTATATGCGGGCATTTCTCTAATTCACAATTAATGACAGGGAAACTAAGCAATGAGGTGCTGTATAAAGAATACCTCGACGAATTAAAGCAACATGACAATTTTTTCTATATACTTACACTTGACGAGAACAAAGGAATGCCATATACAATAGACGATATAGGCCAAATTATAGATACGGTTAAACCTGATGTAGTCGGTATTGACCAACTATCTTTGATAGCGTCTAACCGCAAATATAGAAGTATAAGGGAAAATTATATATCAACCATGGACTCTCTAAAAAAATTGACGCTGCAACACCATTGCCCAATTATACTGTTAACACAAGCGAATCGTGAGGCAGCCAAGGAACAGCGTAAGGTGCTTAATGCCGAACCTGAAATAGATCAGGTTGCCGAAAGCGACGCACCGGCGCAGTATGCTGATAAATTTGCATCGATTCGCAAGACGGGCGATGTCTTTAAGATAGTGGTAAAGAAATACCGTAGCGGCAAGGATACTATAGAGAATGAGGAACCTAAAATATTTTTATACTGGGATTTAGACATTGGCATGTACCGCGAAATCAAGGAAGATGAAACCATTTTTTCATCTTGACAAACGAAATAAGTGGTGATAATATAAGTATGCAAAAATATGTTCGTATAGTTAAACATAGGGCATTTATAACAAAAGTATTGACATAAAATGCGGAATCGTATTATAATATAACGGCAAGGAGTGTTGATATATGGATGTATATGAAGTGCTAACAGATATTCATAACAAAACAGGCAAACTTGATAAGATCCGTCGCGTAGGCAATGATATAATGGCAACATGCCCATATCATTCCGAGGACAACCCATCATTCGGGGTAGAAACTCAACCGCCATACCGTTTCCATTGCTTTACATGTGGGGCTGCCGGTAATATAACCAAGCTAATAAAAGATTTTGGTGGTGACATGCCGGACGTGCGCTATATCGCGCTGTGCGAACCGCACGGTGTTGAATTTCTTGATGATTCTATACTTAAACAATACACTATACATCCATATTTATACAGCCGCGGATTTAATGATGATACCATTGCTAAATTTGAGCTTGGCTACGATGCTAGCCGTAATTCTATAACCATTCCAGTGCGCGACGAACATGCACGATTGGTTTATATTAAATACAGACCATTAAATGCTGACAAGCGTAAATATATTAATGGTAAAAATATTAAAAAGGGGGATTATTTGTATGGGCTTTACTTAGCTAAGTATTATAGGGAGGTATATATAACCGAAGGAGAGTTTGACGCCATTTCTATGTGGCAAATGGGTTATCCGGCGGTAGCGCTCGGCGGGTGTACCATTACCAAAAAACAAATTGATTTGTTGAGCTATTTTCGTAGGGTCATATTGTTTATGGATAATGACAAACCAGGCCGAGAAGCAGCCGACAAAATAAAAAACACGTTAATGTCACATGGGTACGATGTAAGTATATACCAACCAAACGGGTATAAGGATGCCAATGAAATGTTGCAAAACCATGCAACACTTTAAAAAATATTATGCTTATATATAATGAAAGGATTACGGCGATGGAAATTGAAGAAATTTATAATCTGTTAAACAAAACAAATATAAGCCGCGAATTGTTATATTCGCTTAAAATGAAAGGGTATGAAAAAGATGACATAGTCGATGATGTATGCGCTGATATTATCAAATATGGCAAATGTGATAAAGAGCCAGGGTATTATGTAACATGTTTATATACCCGCGTTGCAAGATTTCTTAAACAACCACATTGCAATTCTATAGAAGAAATGCAGGAATTTGGTTGGGATGTGCCCGCCCCAGAGCATAATGAAGTAGAATGGGATGTTGACTGGGGTGAATTACAGCGTAAGTTGCTGCCGCTGGATCGTCAAATAGCAGCACTATTATTAATGGATATACCGAAAAGAACCATCGCAAAAAAATTGGGTATAGGTACAAGGAAGTTATACAGTAGTATAGAAAGAATAAAAACATTAATAGAAAGCCAAGAGGTAACAGAATGCTAAAGGGATTAAATAACATTAAAAATGCAGTAGAAAACAATAGCAACGGCCAATATAATTTTATTAAAATACCACAGGGGCAAAGTATCACCGTACGCATATTAACGCCGCCAAGCGAAATATGCGCAGTATATGAACATGTGGTACAAACATCGTCGGGATGGCGCAGTTTCGCCTGTCCTGGGCAAGGGTGCCCAGTATGTGCAGAGGGTAGCCGCCCAAGTATGAAAGCATTTATATCAGTGCTGGATATAAAAGATAACGATGTCAAGGTGTGGCGCGTGAATAAGACGACGCTGTCGCAACTAATAGTGTTGATGGAAAAATACGGCGATAATATTAAAGAATATGACATCGAAGTAACTAGGCGAGGCAGCGGCAGGGATACACAATATGTCTTGTTTGTAACGCCTCCCATTAAACAGATTGATTTAAGCAAATACCAACCGATAGACGTAACACCATTAGCAACGCCTAAGACGTTGGATGATATAGATATGTTGTTGCATGGAGCAGGCGAATCGGAAGAATCGAAACATAGCGTTGATGCCGTAGGCAACACGCTGCCATTTTAGAAAGGATAAAGCAATGGATAAACAAAAACTCGTAAATATTACTGCGCTACTAGGTGTCATTGATTTAATGCTGAATACCGATGTAGAAATAAACATAAGTGATACAGAGGACACCGAACCGGATTTTGCCCTTATCGACAAGTATTTTAATTCCGAAATAATTGAGCAGCATTTCGGAGACGTTATGTGCGAATATTAGGCATAGACCCGAGTACGGTGTCCACTGGTTGGGCCGTAATTGACGGCCACGTTATAGCGTGCGGGGCAATACAACCCCGCACCAAGATCTTATCTAAAAAGTATTTACATGTATATGATAACATATGTCAAATCATAAAGCAATACCAACCAGATGTAATTTGTTGCGAAGATCAATTTGTATACAAGAATGTTAAAACATTAAAGGTATTGTCGCGTTTGGTGGGTGTTATTATACTAAGCGGCATCCAAAACGACATTGATATTATTTTTTATTCGCCCACCAATGTTAAGCGGGCATTTACAGGTAATGCCAAAGCCAGTAAACAGATAGTAATTGACAAAGCACAAGCCCTGACCGATATAAAGTTGAACTCTGATATGGCAGATGCTATTGCCGTCGCCTATACTTTTGCAAAGGAGAAAAATAATGGATGAAGCAAGGGAAACTATTAAACGAGCGCTGGCACAGTTTGATATAAAAGAAAATGTACTACAAAAACTAAAAGATGCTAAATTGCCCATACCTAATTACGGGTTAGATGTTAATATTGTTGATGAATGGGAAGCTATCAGGCAACAGTATATTGACTTATCTAATGTACCCTATACCTTATTAGGTGAATATTACGAAAAGTTTTCGGCTATGATCGCGTATTCGCTGGTGGAAGAATCAATGGCGGACATAGACTTGGCCATTGCCAAAAGCAAGGTTAACCTAGCAGAAGAAATGCTTTTGTTGATACAGCCAAAAGCCAGAGCAGATGTTCAACAGGCCAGCTCTCATGCAGAAGAAATTTATATAAATGCCGAAAAAGAACGCTTGGAAAAATACGCTTACTATAAAATGATGTCTGCGTTAAACAGCGGGTATGTTGGCCGCAGAGATGCCATAAGCCGCGAAATATCCAGACGCCAAAAGGAGATAAGTAATTGATCGATGAAGATAAAATTAAGATAGTTAAAGAAATTAACAAAAAATTCGGAGATGGCACCATATTTGTATTAGGCCAGGAACCGCAACGCATTGCTGCCGATTTGGTATCGACGGGCTCATTATCTATGGATATGGCATTAGGCGGCGGGTTTATGCGTGGCAGAGCAGTAGAAATTAAAGGTGCCGAATCCAGCGGCAAAACCTTGTTATCGCTGATGACTATTGCAAGCGCCCAACGGCAAGGGTTGGATTGCGCTTTTATAGATTGCGAACAAACTTTCCAACCGGAATGGGCACAAAAAATCGGTGTTAATACTGATGATTTATTTATCAGTCAACCTGACGGTATAGCCGAAGATGTATTCGATTTAATCATACATCTTTTGGATACGCAGAAGTTCGGCGTCATTGTGTTAGACTCGCTGCCATCACTAATCCCCAAGTCCGATATTGATAGAGATTTAGAAGATGGCAATAAAATCGGTTCTTTGGCTATGGTAACGACCAATGGATTGCGCAAGATTATTAATCAAGGTTATCTGTCTAAAAGCCAGGCAGTGCTTATTTTGATTAATCAGCTTAGAGATAAAGTAGGTGTGGTATATGGATCGCCTACCACATCACCAGGCGGGCATTTCTTCCGCCATGCAGTGAGTTACAGCATAGAAATGCGTATTAACGGGCACATTAAACAGACCGTTAATGGTGAACAAGTCAGGGTAGGTCATACAATCATGGGGCTGGTTAGTAAAAATAAGGTAGCGCCACCTTATAAAACAGGGCAATTTGATTTATATTACGATACAGGCATCGATTATGTGGGCGAATTAATCACCATGGCCACCAAGGCGGGTATAATCAACCAAGCAGGCCCTTATTATTCATATGGGGACATTAAATGGCGGGGCAAAGATGCTGTTAAAGATGCCCTTCAAGACAAAGAATTATATAACACCATTAAGAATGAGGTTATAAATTGTCTAACAAAATAAGCAACAAACAAGAAACAAGGGTTATCAAAAACTTGATAGATATATTGCCAGACTTAAAAAAGACAATGGGCAGCGGCAATCTTTGGTTTCAGAAATCCGACCAAATATGTAGTATGTTTAGATTTGAAGATAAAACCAAGGCCAAACCGTCAAAGCAATTTACAATCAAAAAAGAATGGATAGATAAACTAAGAGATGAAGCGCTGTTGACGGATCAAATACCTGTTTTGGTTATATCGTTTGGCGATGGCGAAGATTTTTTTCTATTGGATTTAGATAATTTTAGAAATCTTATTGTTTATATGATAGAGGGCGCAGATAATGAAAAATAATATTGTGCATATTTGTTTTTGGGATAAATGCCAAATGGAGGTTGTTGGAATAACAGAAACAACCATAATATATGAATGTCCTGTATGTCACTATATTTTTTGTGAAGATACAAATACTGAAAATCACGACGGAGGCAATGTATGAAAGATGTATATATAGCTGGCCCAGTAAGTGGATTGTCAGCAAAAGAAATACAACAATTTAGAGATATTATCAAAGATATTTTGGAAATACATGGATTAACTTATATAGATCCGTTAGATGGATTTAATTTAAACAATCCTGATTATTATTCGCCAGAAGAAATAGTTATTTCCAATCAATGCCGTATTAAAAATAGCAGAGTGGTATTAGCAGATTTTAGCAATAATATATCGGCCAAGAGTTTAGGCATGTTAGGAGAATTGGTTTTTGCAAAATGCAACGATAAAATAACTGTTGGATTCGGAGATACAAGAAATGTCGAGCATCCATGGTTTAATAAAAATATAGATTTATTTTATGAAACTGCTGACGAAGCTTGTTTAGTAATATCAAGATTACTGGAGGTATAAAATGTTTACAGACGAAACATTAAAACTATTACAATCACGGTATTATAAACGAGATTCGCGCACAGGTGAATTGATAGAACATTCGCCAGAAGAAATGTTTGCCCGTGTTTCGCGGGCAGTTGTTCAGGCCGAAAAACCTGAAGATCGTGACAAGTATGCGGAAATATTTTATGATTTGATGAATCGCCAGCTAATGATGCCCAACACGCCCACTTTAGTGGGCGCAGGGTCGTCAAGATGCCTGTCGGCTTGTTCTGTAATAGGTCGTATACCCGATAGTTTGGAAGGTATATATCAACATGCATGGTATAATGCCAAGTTAACAAAGTTCGGGTGCGGTGTTGGGCAAGATTTTTCAGATATACGCCCAAAAGGTGCAATAATAAAAACATCGGGCGGTAAATCTGCTGGCATTATCAATTGGCTTAAACTGTTCAACACGGTGGCCGAAACAACTATACAAGGCGATTCGGCAAGGCGCGCTGCTAATATGTGCAGTCTTAGATTTAATCATCCAGACATATTTGATTTTATTACGTGCAAACAAAACGATGGTTCGTTATCTAATATGAATTTGTCGGTAGTTATAACTGATGATGAAATGCAAAAGGTTATAAATAATGAAAACGTCGACCTTGAATGGAATGGCAAGGTTTATAATACAGTCCCCGCTCGACAAATATTTGATTTAATTGTTGACGGTATGTGGAATAATGGTGAGCCAGGACTTATATTTATAGATACGATAAACCATGAAAATCCCTTTAATCTTCAAGATGGTAAGTTTGATTCGTCTAACCCGCATTATATTACAACGACGAATCCCTGTGGTAAATAGCTTGCCTCAGGTTAAAAATCGGGCAAACCTGGAAAGGGGTCTGTAGGGCTAACGGTAAAGCCCGTCAGGGTAATACCGTGCTAACCTTGCTAATAATATAGCAAGGCAGTGTAGAGCATAGGGATTGAACCTCGTAAGAGAATATAATATCCCCACGAGTGTCCGATACCGCAAGGTAAAAATATATGCCGACCTTGCAGGCAACTGCAAGAACCAAAGGATAAAAAGCCTTTGGGATAACAAAGTGGAGCAACCTCTTGAGAAATTTGAACTGTGCCAATTAGCCAGTATCAATCTTGAAAATTTATATAATCCCGAAACGAATGATGTCGATTGGGACATGTTTAAATATGTTATACAGATGTCTATACGATTCTTGGATGACATTATAGATATCAACAACTACGCGTTGCCGGAATTTGAGGAAAAGGCTAAGGCTCATCGAAAGATTGGACTTGGTGTTACAGGATTTGCCAACCTTCTGATAAAAATGGGTATACGCTATGACAGCGACGAATGTCTGGATTTTATTAAGAAATTGTTTGGGTTTAAACGACAAACAGAAAACGAGTATAATGCAGAATTGGCACTTGAAAAAGGTAATTTCCCTGCATGGGGCGAAAGCATATACGCAAGCATGAATGTGCCTGCGCGTTGCGCTACCATATCTACACAACCACCTAATGGCTCTACTTCCACAATCTTAGGAACTACCGCCTATGGCATTGAACCATTATTTATGGTGGCTTATCAACGCAATATTGTTACAGGGTCTATAATTGAGGTTAACCAGTTATTTGCAGATATGCTGCATGATATTGTTAATGATAGTGCAAAAGAAAAGGATATTATAGAGAGCTGCCTTAAAGCAGGCACTACGCAAATACCAGAAGTGCCACAAGTATTACGTAATTTATTTAGATGTGCCAATGATATTGACCCTATATGGCATATAAAGGTGCAGGCTGAAATGCAGAAATATTATCATAACGCAATCAGCAAGACGATAAACGCACCGGAGCACGCTACAAAAGACGAATTGGCTGATTTGCTGATTTATGCATGGCGAAATGGATGCAAAGGGCTAACTTATTACAGGAATAACTCAAGGCAGCATCAAACGATACAAATCGGGCAAAAAGACGGAAACGAGAAGGAACAGCGTGGCTATGTCAAGCCCGCTGCTGATATTGCGAAAAGCATAAGATATAAACTGACTACCGGCTGCGGCACTTTATATTGTAATGTATCGTTTGATGATGACGGTAATATAACAGAAACGTTTATTGAATCGGCTAATGGTGGTTGTCAGGTATTCACCAAGGCAACCAGCAGGCTTATATCGCTTGTATTACGTGGCGGTATACCGCTTGAAAAAGTTGTAGACCAACTGGTATCCGCAGGAGTGTGTCCGGCTTATCAGTTTGCCAAGGGCAAAGGGGAACCCGTAAGTCCTGGAAAATCATGTGCATCGGCCATTGCCAATGTACTCAAGAATTTGCCGCAACAAAAGGAACAATCGAAAAATACGGTAAGTAATACATTAAAACCTGCCGGTAGCAAATGCCCTGAATGCGGCGCGGCTCTTATACATGAATCCGGATGTGTACAATGCCCCGATTGCGGATGGAGCCGATGCGATTAATTAAACCTTATTATTAAAATTGGAGGGAGGATACCGCTAATACTTAATTATAAGTATTAGCGGACAATATTCATGGATACAGAAGAAAAAATAATGGTCGTACCGTCTAAACAATTTGCTTTCAGGTATGCAGATGATAGTTTAGCAGATATATTGCCCGATATCGAAGATACTGCTCAATATCTCCGCCGCGGCGATGTGGAAAATGACTACAATTATCTGCAAATTATACCGTATTGTATAATTGTTGACAATGAACAGGAAACAATATTTGTTACACATCGTGTTAGCGGCGGAGATAACAGATTATTAAACCAATATTCTATTGGAGCTGGCGGGCACATAAGGGAACCGGAAAAAATTCTTGATGGGATAGAACGTGAGCTTAGGGAAGAAGTCGGTTTGGAGTCTGGTGAATATGATATAGATATATTTGGTGCTATTCAATCTGCCATAACAGATGTTGACAGAGTACATCTGGCTATAACATGTTTCATTGAGCCGGAGCAGTCATCTATCAGCAAAATTCGATGTTTAGAAGATGAATTGGAAGGCCAATGGATGACATTAGATGAAATAGATGATATATACAATCAGTTGGAATCATGGTCGCAAATAGTTTTTGCGACCATACGTGACAGAATTTTCTAAGGACGGGGCGTAATATGTCAAAACACTATCAAAATACTGAAGCCTATCAAAAATGGTACCAAATGCACGAAAATGCCAATCACCTGTGCCACAAATGCTGGCTTTTCTGGTGCGATAGAAACGGCGAAGTGTTATGTATTGACAATATATGTACTGATGAAAATAGTGACAGCTACGGCAGTTTTATTCCTGTGAGCTATTGTAAGACATGCGATATGTACTTCCCGGCACATTAGGAACGGAGGAAATAATATGGGCAGAGCTAAAAAACAAAAAAGACTTAAAGCTATATACATTGACGGCAAACCTCATTGCCCGAAATGTAAGACAAGAAACTGGGACGTTATTAAGGGAATTGTGAATGATGGCGACGATGGTATGTTCAAGTTTGAAGGCGAATGTCGAGATTGCGGAAATATAGTTATTTATCATTCTAACATATAGTGTTGCATTTTATGCAACACTATTTTTTTATCTCTGCTTATATATATAGATGACAACGAAAGGAGTTTTATTTTGGAAGTTAAGCTTATAGATTCTAATGCCAAGGGTATACAGACTGTAATACGCGCCCTAAATAAATGCCGCAATAAAGAATGCACAGAGCAAACCGTTAAACGTTGCATACGTAACGATGAATTAGCTTGCTTAGAGTTTTGCTGGTTTGCTTTTGAAGTCAAAGATGTGTCGCGCGTTGTATTGGCCGAGATAACACGGCACAGGCATTTCAGCTTCATGGTTGAAAGCCAGAGACATGTTAAACCGAATAGCTTCTACATGCCAGACACTATATTAAATGACGATTACAGCAATGACATCTTTAACATCGCTGTAAGGCAAGCCAACATCTTATATGATACATTGCGCGAACGTGGCATTCCGGCGGAAGATGCGCGTTATATATTGCCTAATGCAATGGCAACCAATATGGTTATAGCCGGAAATGGGCGGACATGGTTTGAATATTTACAAAAACGTTTATGTCAAGCCAAAGTACAACCGGAACATTTTGAACTTGCCGTAAATATATGGCAAATATTAATGCAAGACTACGATTGTATTTTTGGATTTGCAACACCATGCCTGAATTGTAAAAATCAATGTAAATATGCTCACGAAGCCAGTAATAATCAATAATTAAGAGGTGTAAAGAATGGAATATGTAAAGGAAACTGATCAAGGTATAGAAAAAACAATTAAAGGTAGGCCAATGGAAATTGAAGATAAGTTGCCTTATATGGTACTGCCGGAAGGCAAAACATTGGTGGGATTGTCCAAGGGCGCAACTGTAAATTTGGGTAATTATCAGTCAGCCAGGATTGATTGCTGGATAAGCAGTATATGCGATGACAATCAAGAGAGTATACAGGCCAAGCTTGATGAAATAAGCAATATAATAGACAGCAATGTATTGGCTGAAATACAAAATATAAAGGATTAACCTTCTAATAATTAAAACTATAAATAATTTGAATTATAGAAAGGAAATTGATGGTATATTTTATTGTTGGTGCGTTTATTGGTTGTATAATCGGTTTTGCAATCGCTGCGTTGTGTGCCGCTGGACATGACGACGGGGATGCCCGTTAAAAGAAAGTTGGGACGGGAAGAAATGAAGCGCTTGTGTTTCTTTTGCGGAACAGAGATGGAAGAAAGACTTATATCAACCAGTGCTGGATGGGGCGATTACAATACTTCCGTAGATGGCATAAAAGCTTATGTATGCACTGAATGCGGCGAGGTTGTCTACTCCGCTGATGAAATCCATAGGTTACAGGAAATAGGAAAAAAGTTAGCAGAAGAAAGTGGAGATGATAAATAATGTGTGATTGGGAAATAGACAAAGATTTAGAAAATATTTCAGAACGTTTTTACAAGATAAAGCAGGAAAATCAAGTCCTAAAAACTACATTGCGCAAAGTTTTAAATTCAATCAGAAGTTTGCATGCGCAATGTAATGTTGCCACAGAAGAAATAGACCAATGCAGACCAGCGTTTGATGTTGACGCTGCAATTAGGGATAAACTAGTGGACAAAATTAGTTCGGCTATAATCGAACACTTCGATGAAGTCTGTTCTGTAGAGGTTCGTCCATCTTTGAAAGATTATACCACAACATACAGTGCCAAGCTTAATCTTGTCAAGATCGCTGAACTTGAGCAACTAGTCAAGTTGCTTAATGAGAATGAGGAATAGCCAATGACAACATGGCGGCGGCTGATTATTGTTGGTTGGGCTGGATGTGTGCTGGGATGTCTTTTAACATCTACAATGGCGACACACAAGATAAACAATGTGGCTGAAACGATAGCAGAACAGCGTAAAACACAACAAGAACTTGTAGACAGAATACAGGAAGAAATGCCAAATAAAAATAGTGATACAGAAGGTGATAATGTGCAGGTTACGCCAATCCAACCGGCACAACCCGTTCAAGACAAGCCCAAACAGCAAACGCCTAAACAACAGACACCTAAACAAGAGAAACCTAAACCGAGCAGAGAAGAAGATCGATACGATTTTGTTGCTGAAGTTACAGCATATACGGCATATGATGATAACATGAACGGCAAGGGTATTACGGCAAGCGGGGTTAAAGCCCGCCCGTATCATACGATTGCCATGAGTAGGAAATATCCTTTTGGCACAAAAGTCAGAATCGAAGGGTTCGACTGCGTATTTGTCGTAGAAGATAGAGGCGGGGCTATAACGGGCAACGACATAGATATATTTATGACGAGTAAGCAAGAGGCATTAAATTTTGGCAGAAGGAAACTAAAGGTTAAAATAATCAAATAGGAAAGATATATATGACAATAACTGAATTAGTTGAACGTTCTAAACCATATATTGTAGACCCAGAATTCTGGATACCAGAATTTGCTTTTGAAGATGTAATAAGGGATTATATTATCGATGACCTGAATATGGTAGAGCAATATCGCTATTATCTTATTAGCGCATATATAATGCGGGTTATGGGGCATTTAGCATGTGCGGTTGATGGCTTGCATCCGAATAATGATGATGCCTTTGCCTTGTGCATCGCCGACGTTGTAATACAGCTAGCCAGCATATCATGCGGGATGGGTTTGCAGCTAGAACGTGCTGTCAACGATAGGTTGATAGCACTCGAAGATTCAAATAACAAGCAAAATAATAGCGATATGGAGGAATAATATGATTTTCACAGTTATTGACAAAAAACCGGTACAGAACCCGATTTAAAATCAATTGCACAAGAGGATTGGGCAGACAATTTGGTGTATTGTGACATAGATGGGTTTTACATTGATAGTTATGGCACTTTGATATTAGCCGACGAGTGCGGGAATCATGCGATTTGTCCTGATGATAGGTTTATTGTCATATATACCAATTTATTATTTGAGGACGGAGGACCAGAATGCAAACAGTAGAATATCCTGAATTTAATTCAGTGTTAACACGCGATAATATACCCAAGCTTGTCTGTTTAGTAGGTGCAAGTGGCACAGGCAAAACTACGGTAGCAAAAAAATTAGCCGAACAGTGGTATAACGTTATTCAGTCATATACCACACGGCCACCGCGTAGTGATGACGAATGGGGGCATATATTTACAGATGAAACCATGTACAAACGGCATAAACAACAAGGCCTCATAATAGCGGAAACGTTATTTGACGGGCATTATTATTGGGCTACAAAAGAACAGTATCGCGGGCACGACGTGTCTATTTATGTAATAGACCCATATGGAGCGAGCCAGTTACAATATACTGTATTTGGTGTAAGAATCATCACTATTGCATTGTATGCGTCGGCCAGTGTACGTATAGAACGGATGCTCAAGCGTGCAAATGCTATGACACAAGATGACATAAATAAAGTATATAAACGGTATGCGCATGATTTGGATCAATTCAATTGTATAAAATGCGACTACGTTATTAATGCAGACCGAGCTATTGATAATATAGTTGACGATATTCATAATATTATTGTATTGGAGTGTTATTAATGAGTTGGATAGCGACTGCTTTGAGTTTAACAGGCAATTTACTCGTTAATAAAAAACGTGTCGAAGGTTTTTATGTTTGGATAATCAGCAATGTCCTATGGGTTATAATAGCGCTTCGTGGGTCTGATATGGCACAAGTGGTACTATTCCTGTGCTATGCGATTCTTAATGCGCATGGCATCATTTCTTGGAAGAGGAGTAGCTCAAATATTGAAAGTTAAGAAAAATAGTGTCATACATCGGATTAGGTCAAATATTAAGTATTGGTTAGCCTTGCAGTATGTTAACGCACACACTAAAGATGTGCGTATCGATGGCAATGACGATATAGGTTATAGGTTTATTATTACAGAAAGACGCCCAATAATCGTCTATGGGTATGTTATAAGGCGCGGCCGCGATAGATTCACAGGCTATGCTGATGTAACAAAAGAAGAACTGTATCAAATTTTAACTGATGCTTATAATGATGCTGTTTTGCAAATTGCCTTAGACGATGAGTGTATAAGCCAAATCATTAACATTCCAACTAAATATGTTGATAAACTCAAAAAGCAACTGGAATTATTGCCGTAATAACAAAAAAAGTAAACGAATTATCGCATGGAAATTAACGACGTTCAATAATTTTAGGCAACACTTTCTTATAAAATCTGCTTCTATATATAGAAATTATGAATGGAGGCGGATTTTTTGCAAGTAACAGAACAAGAAATAGTAATTAACGGTAAACAATATATATTTGAGGATAATACTTTACGGCGATATGATGATAAATCTAAAATGTGGATAACAGTACACTTTAATAATAATGATATAGATGATAATTATATATTACAATTATTAGCAGCCAAATAAGGCTGCTAATTTTTTTTGTTGAGGTGTTGACTTTTCATATACACATGCGTATAATAAGTAGTGCACTGACTACGGGGCAGTAGTTCAGCGGGAGAACGCCTGCTTTGCACGCAGGAGGCCAAGGGTTCAATTCCCTTCTGCTCCACCAATCAAAACTGTATAACAGTTTGATAGGTTAAAGTAGGTGCGAAAGTGTGGTAGATGGGAGGACAACTACTATAGTTTTGCACTCCGACAGTTTCCATGTATTTTTCTATATCCATATTCAAAGTAATATCTATATTATCCTTATAAACAACGATCTTATCAACAACAAATGCCAACATAGCTTTTTGAGTATCAACATCTGCTCGATTAAACTTATCTTCCCATGCAGTGACTATATTTGCAAATTCGTCCATATTATTTAATTTGTTCCGGCTTTGTTCTAATTGACTCTGTAAATCAGCAATGCGATTATTAATGTCTGTTATGGCCGATTCTTGTTCCTGAATAGCAACAGATAGAGTATCAGGATCGAATTTACTTTTGCCTAACAATGCCTTGCCTATTTCTTTGCGCAAAGCGGATAAATTTTCCTCATTTTCTTCATTTTGCTTAATCAGCTTGTTTATCTCTTTTTCTTGTTGACGCACCATAAGTTGCAAAGGATTATCTACTGATTTGCTCTCAATGTTTTTAAGTTTATTTACATAATTAAACACTTCTTCTAACACAGGACGCTCTATGCGTTCTTTGGAATAAGTGTATTGCCCAGGGCAGGCGTCAGCACCGCGCGTAGCTTTAGACATACATGCGTATACTGTTTTATAGCGCACTTCCGACTTAT